TTTTAATGTATTAAAAGCTTCTTGTAACAAATCATCTTTTAATAAAGTTTCTGCTCTAGCACCACGATCATTTTCGTTAGCTAATTTTAATTCATCACTCATTTAATCTAAAAATTTAATTATTAATGGTTCTGCACTATCGCCTTTATGTACAATGTTACTATTGTTGCTATATTTTTTAGGGTCTAATCTAGATAGTTTCCAATGTATGTGTGTCATCTTTAATTTTATAGCATTAATAAATGACATATCTTTTTTGCCTTTTTCTCTAGACTCTGTAATAGCTCTTGTTAATTCATCTTCTAAGTCAGATAGTTCTAAATCAAGTGCCGATAGTTTTGTTTGATGATATCTGTTCATCAATTCTGCATCTTTAATTAACCAAGTATTCCAAGCTTGAAAACTTAAATCGTGTTCTTTTAAAACAGTCTTTATTGTTTTTGCTTTTATAAGTTCAGTTAATATCGACTCTATTAATTGTTTACTTTTTTTAGCCATTTACTCCGTTGGCACATCTGTAGGTAATACAGGTGGCATCATATTTGGATCAATTGTTTCCATTGGTTCTGGTCGAGGCGCATCAACAGGCATGGAAGGGGGTTGTGGTGAATTTGCCTGTTGTTTTTGCGCCTCTAATTTGAACGCATCGCTTGTTAGCTTAGTATCTTTCTTTATTTGTTCTTGATCTATCTGCGTTTTATATTTTAGTTCTAAGTCTCTTATCTTAGTTTCAAACTCTAGCATTGATTGTTTATGTTTTAGTTCAAGCTCTCTAGTTTTATGTTCTAGCTCTAAAGTCTTACGTTGATTTTCGCCTTCTATTTGTGCCATAGAGACTTTCTCAAATTCGGATGGTTCTTTAGGTTCTTCTTCCGGCATTTCTTTTTGACCTTGCATTGGGTTCATAAAGAATTGATCTACGTCTTTTAATCCTGCTGTTTCCACTATTCTTTGCAGGGTTGTGTAGATTTTTTGAATATTGACAAGTGGAGCATCTGGATTGCCTTGAACTTCCATCGCTTGTATTTGTCTTTCAAGGATACTGTTTAACATTGTAATTCTTTCAGAGCTATTGCCTGTACCTAAACCAGAAGTTACAGTTATATCGCATCTGTCTTTCCATTCGTAAGGTTTAAATGGCACGAACTCTCCATGTACTCTTACTATATCTTCTTTGTCTTGGTGTTTAATTACACATTCAAGTATTTTTCTACCTAAATCATTTATTCCTGTATTAGAGAATGTTCTTGCAAAAAACTCCATTCGGCCTTGTGCTTGTGTCATGACTTGGTTAACACCAGAGGCAGTTCTTGATTTAAGTGCGTCTGCATCTAGTCCTTGTCCAACTTTGGTTACACCAGTTCTAATTTCTTTAAGGCTGTCAAAGTATTCTAATAATGGATATGCAGTATCACCAATTGATTGTACTGGCATAGACTGTACAGCATCACTTGGACTACCTTTTACTCTTACTACCATGTTCGGTCTGTTAGTTAGAATATCAGATAAGTTAGTAACACTATCATTAACAATTAATCTGTTATTATTAATGCCATAAATATTATCATTTAAAGCTCTTAAAACAAAAGTCTTAACTAATTGTACATCTTCAACAAGTTCTGCAACTGATCTACCATAAAATCTGTGTGGTAATATAATAGGTGTCATGCTTACAAAAGGCATAGTGTCGTAAGGTTCGTCATCTAAAACAATACCTGCATTTTCGCCACCAACTGTTACTTTTCTTAGTGTTGCACGACCATCGCCTTCATAATCACAACGAATATAACACTCATAGACATCAACTTCCTGTGTTGCATAATCATTGGTATTATAACCAATGCCATTTTCAATATCTCTGTGTCTAGCTGTTGTCTCTGCATTATAAACTTGTGTGTTCTGTGTTGGCAATGCCTCAACTAAATCGGCATCATAACCAAGTTCAATCAACTCACCCCTAGTTTTAGTAGTTCGGTGTGCGCAAAAATTTGCTTCGTCAATAGTCTTTGCTCTGCTTTCAATTATAAATTCTTCTGGAGGTATGCCCTCAACACAACATTTACCTTTAGTATAAACTCTATGAATAACAACATCATGTAATTTTGGCTTATCCATTTCAATTGGAGCTTCGCCTTGTGGCATTTCTTCCATAGGAGGCATTTCTAGAGGCATTTCACCCATAGGAGGCTGTTCCATTGGAGGTTGCATATCTTGTGCCATAGGGTTCTCTGGTGAGCCATAACCACCAGTAGGATTGGGGTCATCGTATTCAGTATGCTCTATAACATCAACACCATCATCTTCGATTAATAATGTAAATTCATCTTCTGATAATCCTTCGTATTCTTCTCGTTCTACTTTGTCAGAGTTGTAATAAAATACTTTAAGAACACCATTCTTTTCAATCAGCGCATCTTTTATAAAATTGTGTAAAATTAACCACCCATTATTCTTTTTAAAGAAAACATGGTTTAAATAACTTGTTGCCTGTTCAGAAATATCTACGTCATCTGCACCAACCGGTTCACATCGCCATAACTCATTACTAGATGTAAAAATACGCATAAGATTAGCCATTAAAGGTTCAACAGCATCTTGCACATCAGAAGATACTACTTGTGATCTACCCTCAATCTCATTACCCATTTTTTCAGATAGGTAATACTCTAGAGATTTCTCTCTTTGTTTGGATAAATTGCCACCATCCATACCTTGTGCATTACTTATGTGCTGACCAAGTAAGCCTTTTAATTCTGCTTCGGTTATTTTCTTTTTTCTTCTAGCCATTATGCTTTTTTAACCTTTTTATTAGGAAAACCTTTTTTCATATTAGCATAAGCTTCATCACTTATTGTGCTTTTAGATTTTGGTCTACTGGTGTTATTTTTTTTACGTTTGTTAATATTTTTGTAGAGGCTCATTATTTTTTACCCTTCTTACCTTTTTTGGTTTTTTTATTTTTAGTTTTTGTCTTTTTATCTTCGTGGTAACTCATACTAATCCTGTGTTTAATAATTCTAGTGGTTTATCCCAATTTGTTATTGTTGCACCACCAATAGCCATGCCATAACGTAAAGCATCTGCGCAATGACTTGCGTTGTCATGTTTTGGTCTATTTCGATAAATTCTGTGCCTTGAATCATATACTTTGGTATATGCTTTTAAATGCTGTATTCCGACTGAACATTTGTTCTCATCAAACCAAAAATTATCAAAATTATGTCTTACAGCTTCAATTCCGTCATTTAATGGTAATTTTGGAGCAATTTCTATGTTGCCAATCCCTAATCCTTCTAAAATCTCTAACCTAGAAACCCCTGTACCCAATTCACGCACCTTAATATCGTGCGGTACTATTATTCTTGAATAATTATAGCCTTTTTCTTCTAAAAATTGTGCTAGATATTGCAAACCCTCGCCACTAAATTCTGAATAGTCAATAAATCTATATTCGTGCTTATGTCTTTGCACAAACCACATTGAAGTCATGTCATTCATACCTAAATCGATATAAACTTCGGTTTCTAAATCATAATCTTCTTCGTGTTTGCCAATACGACCTTCATCATAAGCAACTTGCATTAATTTTCCCCAATAGCTACCAGAAATATTGGCACTAAAGCTAACTTCAAATTCCTGCTCGTAGGCATCGACACCCATGATCTTTTTAGCTTGATCTAATTCATCTTGTGGCACTACCTTAGTTTCACTAACCGGTAAACTTACAGCATACCAACCTTCGGTTTTTTTTGCATACTCGTATATTTCATAAAAGTAGTTTTGCAACATGGGAGTACCAATAAACACGCACCAAGTCTTTTCGCCATTCATACCATTTCGGTCAACAAGTGCAGGTCTAATTATTTGGTTAAATAGTTCGGCAGTTAACATCTGGGTTTCATCCATCACACAGGCATCAAAATATCTACCTCTAAGCTTTTGACCTCCGTCATTTGCTCCCACTAACTGTAACCTAGACCCATTTGGAAAATCCACTCTAAGCTCTGCCTCGTTATAATTTGTATCTGGCAACTTTTCAGTAAAAGTTTTTACATAATCCCATGCAACTGACTTAGCCATAGTTATAGTCGGTGCTATATAAACCCCCCTATAATTCTTTTTCTTTGTCCGTAACGCATCTTTAATAAGGTGCATTATCGTCATCATACTCTTGCCTAGTCTCCGGTGAGCCACAATTACACTAAACCTATGTTTATCTATCTGTTCGTGTAGATGCTTTTGTACATCGCGAGGCTTGTACGGAATTACTACTGTTGGCATTAGTTATGGTTTCATTTTATATAGCCTTTTGACTTCTGCATCTGTCATTTGGCCACCTTGTAATTGTTGAATTTGATCTGAAATTCTCTTTTTTTCTTTTTCTGATATTTGACCACCAGACATTATTTTCTGAAGTCTTTGCAACTCCTTTTCACTCATCTGTGAGCCGACATACATATTCATAATCGTTATCTTTCTTTAATGGATTGTTGAATCTTTTAAATTAAGAAGCTTCATAAGATATAGTTTATCAAAACTTAGTGTATTCGATAAAAGTTCTGCGAACTCTTGCCTGTCTATATCGTTATCAAACCCCTCTATCTCTAATATTACTTTGTCCTCTGCATCGCAGACTGAAACACTAAAATCTTGTTCCCTATAATCTACTTTCTTCATACGAACCTCTCTGTTGTGTGTACAAACCTCCCATCTGGCTTTCTGGAAAGCTGTAGAAATTTAGTCCATGCCTTTCTGGTAAAACCGGCCTATATTCATTTAAATATCTGATCTAAATATTATTTACCAAGTAAACGCGCTAAATATTACCAATACTTCACCTATTATATGGTGAAGTAGTACTGGCTAGGCAATTGACTCGTGAGTCTGGTCAACTTTATGCGTGTAATTCTCGGTTGTTTTATTGGTTAACTAATTGATAATAAAGAAAGGCCAGAGTCCAATGAAGGAGTCTGACCTTATCTTTAAGTGTTAGTTTATGCCTATTTAGTAAGCTGTAACTGTGTTTTTATGCCGATACTGTTTAAATTAGTAGCGATTACGTCTAATATATTCTTATCTAGATTATTTGAATAGATATGATCTAGAATATTAGTTTCAACGTCATCAATCTTTTTTAACTCATTTCCGGCTGTAGATTTATAAAAAGCGTTTTTAGTTTCTTTATAACAAGCGTTTCTTAAGTCAGACTCTAACTCAGCAACGGAATCCAGATCAAATCTATAAATATTCCATTTTCTGATTTTATCCCATTTATTCAATGACTCCCTCAATAGACTTTTAGATGATTCTAATACATCTATATTAATTTGATGATCTTGTTTAAAT